TTAGTTTTTCACTTGTTTTTTATCTATTAATCTTTTAGCATGTCGTAAAATCGGTAATTCTCGTCTAGCAATCAATCTGCCTAATCTTGTAATACTTGCTTTTTCATACTCTTCTACAGCTTCTTCATACGACAGTTTTAAAGTGGATAACTGAAACTCCTCTTTTTCAGCTTGGGTCAACTGTTTATCTCCTTCTGATAAAACCACACATAAAAAATAATGATTAATATTATGCCTATGAACTAAGTTATAAAAGTCGCTAATAACGCCTAATTTACAAACAATTTTAACTTGTACACCTAGTTCTTCTTTTAATTCCCTCTGAATGGCATCTGATAGATTTTCACCATCTTCCACTCCGCCGCCCGCTGTTTCAATTAAGGTTGCTTTTCCAAAGTCATCATTTCTCTTTACTCGAACAAAATAGAAGTTGTTTTCATCACAAACAATTGCACGAACAATCTGCCTGTCGTGATCAATAAAATCATATTTCCACTCTGTGTCTTCTAGTTCTATATATAATTCTTCATCCAATTTGAATCCCCTCCATTTCTGCATTCTGTTCAATTCTTCTTATTATATCATAAAAAGAGACTTTCATTCCATTTATAAAAACAGCCAGATTATATTTCGATAACCTGACCGTTTTTGAAGTGGACTTCCACTTTTTCTTTTGTATATATCACCATTTTGTCAACTAAGGTGTTGAATAACTTCTCATCAAATGCTGTGACCATGTGTTCTTGTTTGTCTAACAAATCTACAAACAACCTCACGTCCGCACTTCGTTTTCTCTTGAGTTGTAGAGTACTTTGTTTCTCAAGAAGCCTGCTTTGTAACTTGTCATACCTACTGACTAGCTCATCGTATTCTGCTTGATAGATTTCTTGATTTTGGATAACTTTTGTATTTCGCTCTACCATCTTTTCTGCTTGTTCCTGAATGTCTGCCATCTCAAGTTCTAAGTCTTTGATAATTTCTGTTAATTCATCTGTGTTCTCAAGCATGGTTACTAACATCTCCATATTTTGGATAATCTCTGTTTTGTTAGTGATGACCTGATTGATGGCTTGAATACTCCACCTATGGATATGCTCCTCTTTCAATGATGGCGTGTCACATTTCTTTTTCCCTTTATATTTTTGATTACATCTATAGACATACTGTCTGTACTCACTATTGGAATGCCAGACGTGTCTGCCATAGCTGTTACCACAACAACCACAGATTATCTTCCCACAAAAACTCACTTTATTTCGATTGTGCGTTTTTTGAAGTTCCAATTGAACTAAATCAAAGGTTGCTTTATCGATAATGGCTTGATGGTTATTCTCCACATAGTATTGTGGCAGTTCCCCCTCATTTTTCTTTTTCTGTTTCGTTAAGTAGTCAACCGTGAATGATTTTTGAAGTAAGGCATCTCCTTTATATTTTTCATTCTGCAACATCCGTTTTACAGTTGCGTAACTCCATACTGTTTTCCCTGCTGGTGTAGGGATTCCTTTCTGTGTAAGTAACTTTGCGATGCTATTTGGATTTTCTCCTTGAAGAAATAATCCAAAAATATATCTGACGATTTTAGCTTCGTCTTCATCAATCTCAAATCCTCCATTTTCACCTACTTTAAAACCTAATACATTGCCATATCCAAAACTAACTGCTCCTTCTGCCGCAAGTTTTCGCTTGCTCCATTTGACGTTCTCTGAAATACTGCGACTTTCTTCTTGCGCTAAGGAGCTCATAATAGTAATGAGCAACTCACCTTTAGAATCAAGTGTCCAGATATTTTCTTTTTCAAAGTAAATCTCAACGCCTACTTCTTTTAGTTTTCTAACGGTTGTTAATGAGTCAACGGTATTTCTTGCGAATCTACTCACTGACTTTGTAAGGATTAAATCAATTTTACCATCCAGAGCATCTTCCACCATTTCTTGAAATCCTAAACGCTTCTTCGTATTCGTTCCGCTTATACCTTCATCAGAATACATTTTGACAAATTCCCAATCAGAACGACTACTGATGTACTCAGTGTAATAATTCATCTGTGCTTCGTAAGAGGTTGTTTGGTCATCATGATCCGTAGATACCCTTGCATACCCTGCGACTTTACGTTTCTTTAGACTAGGTAGTTCTGATGAACGAATAGTCTTCGCAGGTTCTATTGTAATAATCTTTTTAGTCATGATGTTTCTCCTTTTTCTTATTGTGTAGACTTCTTCTTGTTTTCTCTTGTTGCACTTCTTCAAACATTTCTTGGGAAATAATCGCTTCATGGGCATTTTCTACGATGTACTTTGTTCGCTCCCCTTTATTTTCAACGGAACGCCCTTTATGACCTATATGGTATGTTTTCTGTAGGATAAGTGTGCCTGTATAGGCAACTTGTCCTAAAATTCTATGAACAATACTTCGTGTAAACAGATTTCCTTTTCGTGTTCTATCTCCTTTTTCGTTTAGCTCTCTTGCGATAAAGGTTGGCGTTAGTCCGTTTAAATACCACGTATATATTTGTCTCACAACTTCAGCTTCCTTTGGCTCGATTTCATATCTTGTTTCTTTAAACCGATAGCCATACATATCTTGTTTAATGTAAGGTAAGCCTTGTTCGAACTGCTTTTTTACTTTCCATCTAATGTTTTCACTGATAGCTTTCGATTCTTCTTCAGCAAGTGTCGCTAAAAGTGTGAGTAGTAGCTCTCCATCAGTTGTTAAGGTATCAATATTTTCTTTTTCAAATCGAACGCTGATATTTAGTTGTTTTAATTCACGTATGGTCTTAAGCAACTCTACCGTATTTCGTCCAAAACGTGAGATCGATTTCGTTAAAATAATATCTATTTCTCCCTTTCGACAATCACTAATTAGCCTTTGGTATTCTTTTCTCTTACTTGTGTTTCGTCCACTCGTTGCTTCATCCACATAAACACCTTTAAATTCCCATTCAGGATGATGTCCGATTAAGTCATTATAATAACTCACTTGATTCGATAACGATTGAAGTAAACCAGTATGCGATACTCGTGCGTAGGCTGCTACCCTTAACCTCTTTTGTTCAGGTAGTTTTGATAGAGTGATTTTTCGTATCTGTTTCATTGTATGATCCTCCTTTTGTAGTACTATATATCACTCTAAACGCTTTATTTATCAAGTGTTTCGTCCATGTATTGACTAAAAATCGGTTGATACATTTCAAGCATTTTTCTTTGAAAATCTTCATACTGTTCTTTCTCAATAACTTCATCATTTAATAGCTTTGTAGCTTGAAGCATCGTAACTTGATAGGCTAGTTCATGAATAAATTCTTCATTAGTCATAACTAACACCTCCAAAGCGATACGCCACGTAACACTCATGACTACAATACTTTCTCTCTTTATTGGCATACGACTGAAATTCTTTTTTACAATTTAGGCATTCATGAGTGGTATAGGCTTTTCTATTTACTTTATTTAAATGCATATTCCACCATTTCATCCGACAAGCGTCACTACAAAACTTTTTAGATTTCTTTCCTTTTGTTTGATGTAGTGGCGTTTGGCATAACAGACATACGTCACCATCCGTACTTATCTCTTTATCTACATTCCAACGTCTACAGTAGGATTTCACAGTATTAAGTGAGACTCCAGTAATAACTGAAATACGTTTATAGCCTAAGCCATTTTTTCTAAGTTGTGTTATATCTTCTTTTTGTTTATCATTCATATTCTTATCCTCCTAATAGAAATAGGACAGTTGGGCTGACTTTAAGTACTAGTTTTTAAACGTTTCTCCAATCTTCCTAAATCTATAGGCAAAGACTTTTTTATGAAATGAACCCCCTAAAACAAAAAAAGACCTACCGTAGACATTAAAAATCTACGATAGATCTTTCCTGTATTAAAAATAAAAATATGAGTATAGACTGATTTCCTCTAATCTATACTCAGATTGTATATCTCAGAGCTTAAAAGAGTAATATACAAACTATAGTTGATTTATTACTTTTTATAGCTTATCCTAACAACTCATTCACTCGTTGTTGTACTTGGTCATAATTATAACCAGCACCCATGAGTCTATTTCTACGGTCTTGTCCATTTCCCCATTGCCCATTGATGACTTCTTTAGCTACTTCATCAAGAGATTTGGTTTGTGGTACTGTGCCATAAATAAGGGCATTTACTCGTTCTTGAACTTGGCTATAAGAATAACCTGCAGACTCCAGCGCAGATTTGCGCTCAGCTCCGTTCCCCCATTTACCGTTCAAGACTTCTCGTGCCACTTCATCAATTGACTTTTTAGTTGAAGATGGCTGTGGTTTCGGTTGAGGAGTTGCTGACGGAGTACCTTTCTTCGCAAGCATTTCATCAACAGTCTTTCCAAGTGTCACAAAGTACTTCATGCGTGATACAAAGTAATCCTTTACACTCCCTGTTGTTCCACCATGAAGTGCTAGTGAACGGTGTGGGCAAGTAGTTGGTACGAACTCATGATGAAGTCGCACCGTTTGATGGTTGATTGGTAAGTTGTAGAAAAGTAAGTCTTCTGTCGCTTGCATCAAAGCCATATCTTCGTTAGCTAAAAACTCTGCATCTCCAACTTTTAAACTCTCACATACTTCGTAACCAATAGAGTGGGTATTGCTATGCCACTCACCTGTGTGATAACCAATATTATAGTTATCAATCACTCGTGCAATCGTATGGCGATTGATGTAATAGTGGGCAATTCCTAGTTCCTTGTTTCTGTTACGTAACCAGTTAATGTACTGTTCAGGTGTCATACTTCCTGCATCGTTATGAATGACCACAAAGTCAATACTTGCCAAACGTCCAACATTCATTAAATTTACATTGATTTTTTCTACCATATTAGTTTCCTCCTTTATCATTACGATCATGTAGCTGATGTAAAATTAGTTTTAATTGTTCTGGAATAGGTAAGCCTAAGTAAGCCGCATTTTCTAATAAACTAATCCCTTCATTGGATAGATAAAAGAAAATAACAGCTGTACGTACCACACTACCACTTCCAATAATGTGTAAGTCGAGTACATTAGCGACCCCAACCATCACAAAAATAAGCACCTTACGAAAGATGCCTTTAAACCCTACTGAGCTTGATAACTTTTTATCCACGATGGCGCACATAATACCCGTGATATAATCAGCCACCACAAATAATACAAGTGCGGTCAATATACCATCCACTCCTCCTAAATAAAAACCAAGCCATCCACCGAGTCCAGTAATAATGGCTTGGCTCATTGCCCATAATTCTTTCATTTGTTTTCCTCCTTTATGCTGTGCGTTTCCACATATAAACCGTAATATACGGTTGTAGTTTGTCATAACCGTTTGGTTTCTTAACGGCAGGTTTAATTTCGTTTCCTGCAAACTTGTCCCATCCACGACCAGTAGAACCATGATTGGTTAGTTTTCCTTGATCTAAATAAGCATGATGATTTCCTATCCCAAGTCCACCAACTTGTGGTAAAGGTAAGTCTTTACTTCCACCTTGCTTTTCAGCTACGTTGAATTCAGCCTGATGTTCATCTAGTCCCACGAGTGTCCGTCCTTGTCCAAATCTTACCCATGTTCCTCCTAGAAAGATGGATGGATTAGTACTCGTTGTCCCAATATAAATAGCCCCTACTGGATAACTAGCCAGTAAGAGCTGTTTAATGTATTGGTCTAATGGGTGCCCATTCACTTTAATGTGCCACCTTGGGCTTATATCTAAACAATTTTCAAATTCAGCAACTTTCCCTAGTGCGATACCTTTTCCAGACTTATGAAAGTCCATCAACACATAAACCGTTCCAACCTTTTGGTCAAGTACATAAGTCGTAAAGGCGTCAGTTACTTCTAATCGAATATCCCATGTATTCTCTCCATCAGTCGGTAAGACTATATTCCCACTTTGCAAGTAACTCGTGACAGTCACTGTATGATAACGCCACTGGCTTTCGGTTTGTTTCTTATACCCTATTTTAAAGGAACGTTTATTTTTATTATTGACTGGTGCAATATCTAGTTTAAACACGACTTTAACAGATGTACCAGTATCACTGAGTGTTCCATTGGGTTGACACCTTGAAATGGATAAACTAGAAATTCGTGGTGTATACCAATCAAACACAACTGGATGTTCCGTAACTGCCCCAGTTAAACCACGAGTATCTGTCACAGTTGCGGTAACGACTTGCGTGGTACTTGAAAGAACTTCTGAAACAGCGGTATTACTTGGATAGGTAACGCCACTCAATAGGAGCGTTCTTGAAGCGACCTTTGTTTTACCATAAAAGCGTTCACTCACAACTGCTTTAATTTTAGATTGCCCTTTGACAAATCCACCATACGTTTCTTTCAGTCGGTTCTCATCTGTGAGTGTCAAGCTCACAACTGGTTTCATATCACTTGTCGCTAGAATGGTAAGCTGTGGGCTGACTTCTTTTACACCAATTTGCGTCCCACCAGAATAGGTATAGGCTCGAATTCTTAATTTCTGACTGGAGCTATGAATATAATTCGCCCAACTTTTAGGAAATACCCATGTATAACTTGTCCCTACTCCTGTTGCGATATTTTGAAAAGCAATACCGCCATCATCAACACCTGCTTGAATGGTGTGCGTGAAGTTCGAACTAGCTCGTGGCAAATTGATAACGATATTCTCACCAAATGCATAAGTCGTTTTATTCGTAGTTGGTTGTGTGGCTCTTGCGATAGTAGGTAATGACCAAGAACCACTTCCACGAGAATTAACCGCAAAATAATAAATCCCAGCTTCACAACTCGCACTAAAACTACGACTTCCATCATTGTTATGGTTAAAAGTATAGGTTCCACTTGCGACTTTCGTACCTGTTTGGAGTTGAATACGTGTAGCCGAACTAAATACGGTCGACCCATCAATCACCACTTTAAAATTCCCAGACATATACCAAATAGTTGGATTCCCTCCAGCACCTTTCACACTCCAGTTTATCGTTGTTTGATTGCGGTCAATCGACTGACTAGCCACATTCCACTCAAACACTAAGGAGCGTGATTCATACGCATTTGTATTAAATGATCCATTGTTTGCCATCTAATTCACCACCTTTGTAAAACTTAAATTTCCTGTCTCCCTTGGGATAAAAGCAAACTTTCCTAATTTCAAGCTCGTCAAAAACTCCCCATCTACCGCATAAAACTTTCGATTTTTCCAATAAGCTGTATCTACTCCACTTTCACGAAAGACAATCTTGTCATTTTCAATCCGAAGTGTAATGGGGTTATTAGTTTCGCCAAGTAAGATATCCCCATCTTCAAAGCGAATGTACTTCGTGATTTCCGCAAACTTGGAGGCAGTGTTACCATTGATTGCGCCTTGTTCACGTTTATATTCATGAAAGAGAAATTCAATACTTGTTGCGGTTTGTTTAATCAACGTTTTGACTTGTTCAAGGAGCTCATTGGCTTTTTCCTTGTTGTAATAACCATCTGCCACTTCCAGTCGTATTTCGTTAGCTGACTGACTAATGTTTGAGTTCGCTTCACGAACCGCACGAACTACTGCCAAATCACTCTCACTTTTCACTTCACGTTCTAAATTTCGATAGACGGTTTCTAAGGTTTGGAGACTTTTTAAGCTATCTTGCACATAAGACTTAAACTCTGTACCGATGGTTAAGATATTCTTTTCAGGGTGGAGTAAGTCTAAAGACAGTGAACGTACGAGCATTTTCTGTTCCAAGTCAAAGTTTGGAATCTTAATTGGAATTTGTGTGCCAAGTAAAAAAGGCGAGACACTCACTCCTGCTTTTGAAAGGTCGGCAGCGGTTAAGGTGTATTTTGTACTAAGCCCCATTGCCTCGGCAAGGTCTTTCTTACCTGCTTGAAGTAGACGTTCAGGTGTGGTGATATGGTCATGTACAACTATTTTCTTAATCACACCATAACGCTTAATCCCTTCTTCATCTCGTAACTCCTTATAACCATGTGTCTTTTGTAGTGTTAAGCGTTCGTCTGTATCTCTCCCATCTGCATCTTTTACTTTTGCCCCTACTGGTAAAATGACTGTTGCAAGTTCATGACTGGTCATCTCTTTTTTAGCGTCCATCAAATTGACGCATTGTTCAATCGTCTGATTACTTAAAAACGGTAAGTCTGCTAAGTAATCAATATATACCCTATTATTTTCATGACGAATCCATAAATATCCTCCGAGCAAATCTAAAAACTTCTCTTTGAGTACTTTCCATGTGGATAAATACTGATCACTTGAACGGACGATATTTCCTTCTTCGGTGTCATTTCTGACCGTCACATTTCCAACCATAAACTGCTTAGTTGGTTCTACTTGGTTATTATGGTTAGTAATTATAGTACGAAACAAAGTCGCCACATCCCCCACCGAATAGTTAAACGGCTCTTGCATGGAATCATTAAAAAAAGCGAGTTCGCCCTCGCATTCAATCATATCATTTTGAAATAAATCAAGTGTTGGTGCGTAAGGCCTACCACGAAAGAGTAATCGTCCATCATCATAAACCGTAATGAGTGACTTCATGAGTTTTGCTTTGCCATAACTTGGATTAGACTTTGGAATCGTCACTTTGAGTATCCCTGATTCATTCAATCCTAGTTTCAGCTCAGCATCTAGCACACTGTAGTCTTCAAAATGTGGATGATACAACTGTTCATTATCAACATAAATACTGTACATTAAATCACCCCCTGTTTAAATGATACTTTTATCACGCCACTACCACTGACTTTCAGTTCATTATTTCCAGTTTTAAATAAAATAGGTAGTGTATGAACGCCTTTTTGAACTGTAAAGGTAGCCCCCTTAAATTGAATTGTCGCATTCCCTGTTGTTTCAATTTTAGGTACAACTGGCATCATCATACATAAACACAACAGACTAGTAGGTGTAGTAGAAAGAGTACGTTCTTGATGAAACTCCCTATCTAAAAAACGATAAGGAAAACAATCGCACTGCACTTTCACTGTATAGTGACCATGTTCTCGTGTCACATCTGTGATCACACAGCGCCCTTTAAAATAGCCATTGAGATGAGAAAAATGAATTCTGACTTCACGGTTAAACAATCGATAGCCTAGTGCCTGACGTTTCTGTTCTAATGTGGCATCATCTCCTACTATCCCAAACACCAGTTCAATGGAGCGGTTATGGTAGGTTGTGTAACCTGTTAGTGCCTCACTCATATCCAGTTTTCCATTTCGACCAGGTACTTCCACCAGTGTCAGTTGTGGTTCAGGTATTCCAATATGAAATTCTTCCAGTACGATTTGATGACGTTGGTATAGGTTCACATCATCTAAACTTAATTCAATCATCCTCTTTCCCTCCTAACAGCTAAATGTGACAGACCACTATCAATAGCTGGTAGTAATTTTCCAACCAGTGTCCCATCTTCTAAATAAATCCCTTTACTACTATTGTCTGCGATAATTTGTAAATAAGGTTCTAGATTGTTCATGCCTAGTTTTTCATCTAACATCTTGTTTAATTGATTGTAAAAACCACGCAGTGGTAGTATCGCCTCTGCGCCTGCCTCACCACCAGCCATGAGTGAAGAACCGTTCATGCCAAACAAGGTTGGTCGGGTCATGATCCCACCTTCTTTATACCAATCAATGGCTAAATGCGGCACACTTGGTGGAGCAAGTGAAAAACTCCCTTGAATACTAAAGTGTGGCAATTTAATGTGGGGTAGTTGTAGTCTGATACTACCAAAGAAACCAGTAATCGCATCAACAACTGATTTAACTTTATTCTTCGCAGCTTCAATCGGTGTCGTAATGGCTTGTTTGATACCATTCCAAATCGTCACAGCTGTATTTTTGATACCATTAAAGACACCACTCACAGTACTAGCTACAGCATTAAACACACTAGATACTGTATTTTTAATACCATTTATGACTCCACTAATCGTACTTGCGATACTATTCCAAATCGAACTAATAAATCCTTTTACGGTATTAAATACTGTCGTGATGATTCCTTGAATGATTGTTAGTATAGTTGAAATAACGGTACGGATCGCATTCCAAACAGTTGAAAAGACACCTTGAATAACCGCTAAAACACTCCCAATAAAACTACTTATCGCAGAGAATACTGTAGTTACCGTATCACTGATGACATTCCACACACTCATGATCGTCTCTTTACAGTTCTCCCAAATAAAGCGAAACGGTAAGATAATCAAATTAAAATAGCCTGTGATGAGTTCAACGATAAACATCAAGGCTACAGTTAAAATATTTTTGATAGTTTCCCATACAGTGCTAAAGGTAGTAGATAAGTTATCCCAAATACTTGTAAAGAATGTGGCGATACTTTGCCATGTGGTTTGTAAGAAAGTAGAGATTGTCTCCCACAAGCCTTTAAACCACTCCGTAATGGCTCCCCAGTTTTTAATCGCAAGAACAATTAAAGCAACTGCCGCCACAATTCCTGAGATAATACCAATAATAGGAAGTAGCGACAAGTTCAACGCACCAAAACCTGTCGCAGCGCCTCCTGCAGCTACCCCTGCCGCCATTGTCCCTGCAGCACTTCCAGCTCCAGCAACTCCAACAGCTGTTGTTCCAGTAGCCGTTCCACCTAATAAACCAATTAACCCACCAAGTGCTGAAGTAATTGTCCCTACAGCTGTGATGAGTTTGCCTACAAAGATTAAAACAGGACCAACAGCTGCAGCAATTAATCCAAATTTTACGATAGCTTGTTGCATACCAGGTGATAAACTATTCCACTTTTCTTTTAAATTCCTTAATACATCAGCCACTTGTTTTAAGACAGGTTGTAAAACCGTCATCAATGAATTCCCTACATCTGCACCAACTAGCTTTAAGGCATTCAATGTCGTTTGAAAACTATCAATTGGATCTAACGTTTCGTTGAAGGTATTCTCGACATTTCCAAGATTATCATTCATTGATGTACCGAGTTCTGCGAATGAGAGTGACCCATTTTTACAGGCTTGATAAATGGCAGCGCCTGCTTTTTTACCAAAGAGTTCATAGGCTGCTTTTAGACCTTCTGTTTCGCTTGAAGCATTTACCATACTGTCTTGGATTTCTTTTAGCGCCTCATTCATCGGCTTTCCTTTGGCAGTGGCATTGGCGAGCGCTTTTGTCAAACCACTCATGACTTGTGATGTATCCGCACCAGACATCTCGACATTTCCTAAGAAGTTGGCAGCGTCACTTGCCGAGAACCCAAGTTGTTGTAAAGCAGCAGAGTTTGTGACCATACTAGTCGCTAAGGTATCCATACTAATACCTGTTCGTTGACCGACTGCATTCATGGTATCAAGTAAGGCTCCTGTATCTTCTGCTTTCAATCCAAAAGCGGCGATAACTTTTTGCGTATTATCAATTGCGGTAGAAACATCAAGGTTATTCAGCTGGGCAAACTTGATGAACTTACCCGATAAGTCTTCTAAAGCGTCTCCTGTTAAACCAAAACGAGTATTGACTTCCCCAATGGCAGCACCAGCCGTTTCAAAGTCCGTTGGAATACTTGTGGCTAGGTTTTCCATGCGTTTTTGCATATCTTCTAACGCATCACCAGTTGCCCCAGTTTTTGTGACAATGGTGTCCATCCCATTATCGACATCATTAAAGGCTGCAAGGCTAGCTGCACCGAGTGCTGTAATAGGTGCTGTGATATGAGTAGTCATCTTTGTACCAACTTCTGTCGTCTTATCGCCTACACCCTTAATTTTCCCACCTAATTCTTGCATAGACGCAGACAGTGCTGATGGCACTTGTTTAGCTTGTTCCTTTAGCTTTTCAAGTTCTTGTTCGGTTTCGATGATTTCTCGTTGTAGAGCATCATACTTCTCTTGTCCAAGCGTTCCATTTTCGAGTTGCACTTTGGCTTGTTTATCAGCGTCTTTTAAAGCCGTTAGCTTATCGCTAGTTTCTTTCACAGCGCTTTGAAGTAGTTTTTGTTTTTGCGCTAAGAGTTCTGCATTAGTTGGATCTAATTTTAATAATCGGTTGACGTCTTTTAAAGCTGATTGCGTATTACGAATATTGGTATTGACACCTTTTAGGGCTTTATCTAAACCAGTCGTATCGCCGCCAATTTCAACTGTGATTCCCTTGATTCTATTTGCCATAAGCATTCCTCCTTTCTTTAAAAATGGGTATAAAAAAGACACCAATTCTGGTGTCTGAACTAATTTTTATTCTCTGTTTGATAATATTTTTTTCAATTCATCTAAACTATATTGTTTATCTGACAATGCATATCTTCCTAATTCAAATAGTATCCCTGAATAAAAAATTATTTCTTTAGAATAATCACTATTTAAACGTATCATTTTTCTATTATCTCTATAAATATAATTTTCTCCGTCAAATTCAACTTTGGAGTACAGTTCAGAATAATCATGTATCTCCTTTATAACTGTTTTTCCTTGGTTCTTATATCTTGCTGAAAACTGCGAATGATTTCCACCATTACATACTACTATATCCATCGGATACAAGTAGTTGTTTCGAACATTATAACTATATCTTTCACCATCAAAAATATTATCTTCATTTATGTTCAACAAATTATCTACAATTCTTTGTCCACTCCAAGGATTTAACAAAATCGGAAGCTCTCGTATTCCTATTTTAATAGCGTGGTTATCTATAATTTCATCTCTTACATATTTTTTATCCTCTGGGTGTATTGTTTCAAATAAATATACCTTGTGCTTTTCATCAAACAAACTATTGATTTGCTTATATATCTCTTCTATTCTTGAATTATCTTGTGAACTATCTGGGTGTTCAATAGAGGCAATAGATTCCCTAAAATTTAAATATTCAATTACTACACTCCTTAATCTCCTAATCACTCGATTTTTTTCTTCATTAGTTTTACTATTAATTAAATTCTCGTAATGACTATATCTACTTTTATACTCATTCTTATTTTCTAATACTTCTTTGGATATATTTTTTTAATTTGGAACATTTTCTTGAAATATTTCATCATATGTTGCCCTCCATTTAAATCAAATTTCTTTATTTATTATATCACTGTTTAAATAGTTCTAAAACCTATCAAACTCCTTCTGTCCAGCAACTTTCTGATACTTCACATCATCATTGGCTTTTTCTGTCCACATATCGAGCACCATACCAATCGTGAGTAAATCTAAATCTCCAATCGAGATTCCTATCTCGACACTTCTGAGTAAGAATAAAGCTGTTGTCATTTCACGACTTGTTTTTTCAAGTTTTTTTTAGACTGAATATCGGTTTGTAAGTTACTACCCCATAGTTCCAAAATCTCCGGTAAGATTTCATAAATAGAAAACATTTCAAACTCATCTAACCACTCATCAATGGTTGATGGGATAGATTTATCGGCATGCCACGCCATAATATATGCGACATTTTCAAAGATTTCTAAGTCTTCAATCTCCAATGTATTCGAGTCTTGCTTAAAGGACTTTTCTAGCTTCGCTAAATCTTTAAAAATATCACGCTTAAACTTAATACGATACAAGCGTGGAATGGTTGCGGATGATTTGAATTTCACTTCTTTGTTGTTTACGGTTACTGTTTTTTCAATCATAAGCTACCTCCTAACGTGACGGTGTATTCGCAGCTTGTTCTTGTGGAAGATAAACTGCCTTATACCAATTTTTATAAGTCGTGTCTGTTGTGGTATCCCCTGTTCGACTTTTAACCAGTCCATCTTCTCGTGGGTCAGCTGTTAGTGACAACTTCTCTGTACCCGGTTCAATCGTATCTTCTTTTGTTTCAGATTCTAGTGATGGACGTGACGTTGAACAGTTATATAAAACGTGTCGGATTGCTTTTTCATCGCCATCAAATTCAAAGAGTAAGGCAAACTTCTCCGCTCCACTTGTGTCTGATTTTTCTACTAAGACATTATTTTGATCCAGTTTTTCTTTTAAGATTTCTGTTCTAAACCATTCAGGAATTAAGGCGATTTCTAAATCACCACTGTATCCATTATTGGCTGTTGAACGAAAGTACACAATCCCATCTGCATAAAAAGGGCTTGAATCTCCTTCTGCATCTAAACTAATACTCACAGCACCTGGTATTGCTTTTGGTGCTGCGTAAGTAAATGTTCCGTCCGTCCCACGAGTAAGTTTTGCGGCATGGACATTTTTTAAATTATATTTAACTTTATTTCCCATTGTTATTTCCCTCCATTTCAAATATATAAAGCACTTCGTAGAGTTTTTCACTCTCAATCCATACTTCTGATTTGGTATAAAAAATACCATACTTATCCAGCACGGTTTCCACCCTATGTTCAATCTCTAATGATTTTTTATCGGTATAGACTTCTAGTCTTACTTCTTCTATTTTGTAGTACACTTTTCCATCTGCACCAAAGTGATGGCTTTGTGGTAAATGATAAATCAGAAAAGGTGGTTTTGGACTTTCTCCTTCTGCAAAATGGTCATAGGCAAATGGTAGTTTTATCTCTTTTATCACATCAAGTAAATTATCCATTTTCTAGCACCTCCTGTATTTTCTCTTCCATCAATTTGACGGCGTTTTGTTCAGCTTGTTCGATATGCGGTCTAGCACTCACTCGCCCACCATTTCGTTTAGCGTGACCAAATTCTAGTAAGTGTGTTAGCTGATACTTATTACGAGAATGAACGACTACATTTAGCCGTGTGGAGTTCTCGTTCAACTTCTTTACTGCCCAACTTTTCGCATACTTTCCACTTTTTTGTGGAGCATTTGCTTGTATCTCCTCTTTAGTAGTTTTAGCGACTTCTTCTACAATCTGTTTGATTTCTTTTGTACTGTGTTTGGCATACTGGTCTAATTCTTCCATCACAGCACTTGCTAAAGCGTCAATCCCTATCTTCTTCATCGTTCAATCCTCTGACAGTGGAGTTTCACACTTTTCTTTTTGTAGCTCATGTGGTCAATGCCCATTAGATTATAGAGTTGGTTGTTAAAGCGTACGCGATAGCCTGTAGACGATAGCGTGGCTACTTCTGATGCGTAACGAATGGTAAAATCAATTTTGCTATCATCGTAGATCACACCATGGTCAGTAGTTTCTTGTGACGATTCGTTGCTGATAGTCGCAAAACAAGTATAAACCTCTTTCCATTCATTACTATGATTGCCAATTTCATCTACCTTAACCATTGATTTTAAAATCGTAATGCGTTCATTTAATATACTCACCTTCATTAAAATCCCTCCTTACGAATACCAAAAAGCAAGGCACGAAGTGTTAACGTCAAGGTATGATGATCTGCATCTTCACGGTGCTCATAGAGATAAGCAGTGGCATACAAAATAGCCGTTTTTAACTCTTCTGTATGCTCTTCTACTTCTTTTTCCTCTAATCTTGCGACATGGATGCACAGTTTTTCAGCACTATCTAATAAAGATAGAATGAGTGTGTCATCGTCACTCGAATCTACCCTTAGATAGCTCTTCATTTCTTCTAGTGCAACAATCACACTCATTCACTCCTTTCTACGATGCTTTCTTAATCGGTAAGATTTGTACAGCTTCAGCTAAAATTAATTTACCATCGACACGTTCTTTTGCGACATAACCAATCATACCGTTACCTGCGAATAACTCTGTTAATTCTTTAAACGAACGAGTGCCACGGTCACCGATGTTGTAGTAACTAAAATCTCCAAAGGCAATCTTATCTTCTGGCGCAAAAGCTGATGTGTACACTGGATATCCCAATAAACGATCAGGTTCGCCTTCTTGATAAGATGGTTGCCACATGTATGCTCCGTTGTTATCTTTAAACTTACGAATACTTGCGATTAACTTATCGTTCATAATAAAGGCTGCTTGTTTACGATACGGGCGGTCTAATTTGTACACTAGGTCATTCACATCATCTGCTTTTAGTGTCGTCACTTCTGGTAAATAGGTACCTCCACCAGTTTTCGAAAAAACACCTAATGGTTTGTTTGTTCCATCGCCATTTAAAAAGGCATCTTCTTCGGCATTCGCTAAGGCTTTACCAAATCGTTCTAAAATATAACTTTCTAGATTAAACGCACTATCAAACAGTAATTCTTCCGTCACTTTAATCGCAACGTGCAATTTATGTGCATCTAGTAAGATTTGCTTAAAGGTTGCGTCGCCAAATGTTAATTGACCACCTTCGTCAATCCATGCAGCTGCTGGGCTTGTTGAGGCTACGTTAATTTTATGATTACCTGCTGTTGTAATGACAGTTGCGAGTTTACGCATAATGTTTTCTTCTTCCAAGGCTTGAATTAAACGACTGTCATATTCTTCTGGCACTAAGTACCCACCATCTGCGTCTACCCCTTCTTGTAGAACATTTTCTACTTGTTTAAAGTTAGAACGTATGGCTTTTAACATAGCTACTTTATATTCATCTTTAGCTCGTCCCTTTTTCTCTACTTTATTTTCAGTTTGCGATTCTACTTTCATTGGTTGTGTCACAATCGGTGTATTCATGGGTTTAGATAACTCCTTTTCCATTGCTTCTGCACGTTGCATTCGGTCAATTTCTGCTGAGTATTGTTTCACTTTTTTCTCCATTTCATCATAGATTTTGGCATCTTCTTCTGATAATAAGTCATCCTTATCTTTCTTACTATCCACAAAAGCCTTTGCGCCTTTCCATGCCTCGTTACGTTTTTCAATCATTTCTAATAATGTTGACATTGTTAGTCCCTCCAATTTTTTATTAAGTTTAATCTGTCCATTAAGTCGCTTGCTTTAACACCCTGACTTGTAGGTGCTTTTTGTATTTTGATGCTACATTTAGCGAGTATCTTATCTCTTAGTGTGTTTTGAATGGCGACTGTTGAGTACATTGATGTAATTTCAGGTTGTTCAATATCTAAGATATCGTTCCGTTTCATCACTTCATCTGCAAAACCTAATTGAATCGCTGTTCGTGCATTCATCCATGTTTCTGACTCCATGAATTTAGCGAGTTTATTTCGTGACAAGCCTGTTTTCAACTCATAGGCATTGATGATAGATTCTTTCACTTCTCCTAAAATGGAGATAGCTTGTTCCATCTCTTTGGAGTTGCCAAAAATACCCATCACTGGATCATGAATCATCATCATAGAGACTGGGCTCATTCTTACTTTAGTCCCTGCCATCGCAATGACCGTCGCAGCACTTGCCGCTATACCATCAATTTGAATTGTGACGTCTCCTTTACGCTCCATTAAAAGATTGTAAATCTGAGCAGCCGCAATACAATCCCCACCAGGTGAGTTAATCCATACGGTAATATCTCCGTCCACTCTATCCAGTTCTTTTTTGAATTGCTTAGGTGTCAAGTCATCATCAAACCACGATTCTTCTGCGATTGTTCCGTTTAAGAATAAAATATTTTCTACAGGTTCATCTTTATTGTTTTGTATCGTCTTCCAATTCCAAAACTTTTTCATGTTGTTCTCCTTTCTGTGCAAATGCTCCGGCATCTTTTAGTGGGAGCATATTTCCGTTAATTAAATATAAATCTCCACCTTCTTCTTTGGAGATAAGGTCTAAGTTTTCTAGAGCACGAATGTCATTGGCACTCATCCAACCATTTTGTCGTGCTGTCGCATAGCCACTCATACGGCTTTGATAGTCTCCACGAAGCAATCCATCGACATTGAACTTCACGTAGTACTTTTTCTTTTCATCGTCTTTTAAAAGACGTCTTGTAATGGCTTGTTCAAAGCGACTCACCCATGGGTCGAGTGTGTATTTAACAAACTCCAGTGACTGTTGTTCAATATTAGAAAAGCTCGACTTTTCAAGGTCACCTACCATATGAGGTGGTACTCTGAAAATTCGAGCAATCTCATTCAATTGAAATTTCCGTGTTTCTAAAAATTGTGCTTCGTTCGGTGAAATGGAAATCGGTGTGTACTTCATCCCTTCTTCCAAAATCGCAACCTTATGTGTGTTGCCCCCAGAAAAGCCACGTGTCCAACTTTCTCGCATTTGTTCAGGGTTCTTAACCGTACCAGGGTGTTCTAAAATACCGCTTGGTGTCGCCCCATTTGCGAAGAATTTCGCACCGTATTCTTCGGTTGCAATCGCCATACCAATCGCATTTTTCGCCATAGCAATTGGGCTATAACCTACAAGCCCATCAAATCCTAAACCTGGTATATGGAGGACATCCGTTGGCGATAACTTTACCGCACCACTACCTTTTGATGTAGCGTCGCTATCATTCAACATATACTCATAATAAAGCTGACCAAATTCATCTCTATCTACTTTCATTCTATCTGGCATCAGTGGATAAAGTGCCATGACTTCTCCTTTACCGTTACGAATAATTTGAGCGTAGGCGTTCCCCCATAACAACAAATGCGTCATCAAGGTTTCTCGAAAGATAAAACTGGTCATTTCTTTATTTGGTTCATCATGGAGTACCGTATAGAGTGGATGACTAACCGCTTTTGCAGTCCCTTTATCTGTATATTCAAATACATGAAGTGGTAGGCTAGCGAGCGTTTCAGATAAAATACGCACACAAGAATAGACAGCCGTCATCTGCATAGCTGTCTTTTCATTGACTCTGCTACCACTGGAGCTAATTCCACTTAAAAAGTGATAGCTAGTTCCTTGTAGCCTATTTTGTGGCTTATCTCTTGATTTAAAGAGTCGTTCAAACATTCCCATTTCAGTTTCTCCTTTCTAACTTTTGAGTATGAAAAAAGCACCTCGGTTGAGATGCTCTTTCTAATCTAAAATAGATAAATATAAATCTAATCTTTCATTTATATACTTTGCGAATAAATCTTCCATAGCTGACAGATTACCTTTAACATGATACTCATCAAATGCTTGGTAGTATTTTACTCTATCTGTAAATTTAATATCAATCGGAGGATAGCCTGCTTTCATCAGTTCTAAATTCACTAACAATCTACCTGTTCTACCATTTCCGTCAATAAATGGATGAATACTTTCAAATTCTATATGAAATCGTGCAAGTTTTGTAACAATATTCTCATTACTACTATTAAGGTCTACTAATAAATTTTCCATTTTAGGCTGAATCAAATAAGGTTGAACCGGTTCATGAGCAGCCCCCATAATTCGAACTGGGATTTTTCTATAAATACCACGGTCATCTTTTTTATCAGATAGAACTAAATAATGAATATCTTTAATCACTCTTTCTGATAACTGTTCAACTCGTCCTACAAGACTACTAACGTATTCAAAGGCTTCTTTATGACCGATTGCTTCCATATGGTCTTTTAATGGTTTTTGATCAATAGTTAATCCACGCAGAACCATATCGGTTTCTCTAAGCGTTAGCGTATTGCCTTCAATAGCATTTGAATTATAAGTAAATTCAACTAAGAACTCTTCATTTAATCGAGCCACTTCTCCAGCAGTCAATGGTCTCTTTTCTTTTAATAATTGCAACTTTTCTTCAATCAGTGGCAATAAACTCTTTGTTTTCTTCACTCGACCATCAGCTGGTTTAACTGCATCTATAGGTATTTTCCAACCACGTCCTTCTTGAAATGCTCCATCTATTTTCCCTTGGGAACACAATGTACGAATTCTACGCTCAGAAATTCCCCATTTATTGGACGCTTGTTTTACCGTCATATACATACTATCACCTACTTTCTAGTATATTATACCATAATAACGGAACAATACCTAGTTTATCGGAATAATATTTTTTGTTTAACGGAACAATATTTCATAGAAACAACACACCACGAGAATCATAAACACTCTCAGTATTTACATTACCACATCTGATTGCACGGTCTAACACCATAATGGTCGCAATCGCACCATCAATCTTCTCCGTTGATTTCTCTTTATCTGCTTTGATGTTTCCTGCTGGGTCTGTACGAATAAAAATATTATCCATATTCCAACGAAGAACTGGGTGTCCACCATGTACAAGTTTTTCTTCAAGGGTTAGTTTCATGAGTTCTTTTGTTGGTGGACTCATATCTTTAAATCCTTGTCCAAACGGTACAACAGTAAAACCCATGCCCTCTAAATTTTGCACCATCTGAACGGCTCCCCATCTGTCAAAAGCAATCTCACGAATATTAAACTGCTCACCTAGTTTCTCAATAAACTGTTCGATAAATCCGTAGTGAACAACATTCCCCTCTGTTGTCATTAAGTGGCCTTGTTTTTGCCATAAATCATACGGTACATGGTCTCGTCTAACACGTAGTTCAAGCGTATCTTCTGGAATCCAAAAGTAAGGTAGGACGATGAATTTATCTTCTTCGTCAAGTGGTGGAAAGACCAACACAAAAGCTGTCATATCCGTTGTAGAAGATAAGTCCAAGCCACCATAACAAACTCTCCCTTTCAACTCTTCAGCATTCACACTAAACGAACAATTATCCCATTTCTCCATCGGCATCCAACGCACCGATTGTTTCACCCATTGATTGAGTCTTAGTTGTCTGAATGAATTTTCTTCTGCAGGGTTTTGTTTTGCCGATTCACAGGCAACTTGTACTTTTTCAAGTGCTACCGTCACACCAAGCGATGGGTTAGCTTTCTTCCATACTTTTGGATCTGTCCAGTCATCATTCTCATCAGCACCATAAATGACTGGATAAAAGGTTGGGTCTATTTTACGTCCGCTCATAATGTCTTTAGCCTTCTGATGGGTTTCATAACAGATAGAATTGGTATCTGTCCCAGCTGTTGTGATTAAAAAATAAAGTGGCTGAGTACGTGCATCTCCACTTCCTTTTGTCATCACATCAAAGAGCTTTCTGTTTGGTTGAGTATGCAGTTCATCAAAGACTACCCCGTGAATATTAAAGCCATGTTTGGAGTAGGCTTCGGCTGATAGTACTTGATAAAAACTATTAGTAGGTAAGTAAATAATACGTTTTTGCGAAGCTAGAATCTTCACTCGTTTATTAAGTGCTGGACACATTCGCACCATATCAGCAGCTACATCAAAAACGATGGTGGCTTGTTGTCTGTCAGCTGCACAGCCATAGACTTCTGCACGTTCTTCTCCATCTCCACAACAAAGAAGCAGTGCAACAGCCGCTGCAAGTTCACTCTTACCCATCTTCTTAGGAATCTCAATATAAGCAGTGTTAAATTGACGATGTCCGTCTGGTTTAACTACACCAAACAAATCACGAATAATTTGTTCTTGCCAGTCTAGTAACTTGAATGGTTTTCCTGCCCATGTTCCTTTCGTATGAGATAAGCATTCAATAAAATTTACAGCATAGTCTGCCAAAGTTTCGTTATACTTGGATGTTTTTAGTTTAAATTTGGTTGGTTTGTATGTTGCCACTTATCTCACCTCCATTTTGTGTATCAAAATAGGCCGCATATAGCGACCTTCTTTCTAAATCAACAACTAGACTTTTTCTACTTTATCAATGCCGTAAAGCACATTTAATCGACTACCATTCTCCCACCGAACAAGTAATGCCCCAATATCATCTACACCATGAACTGTACCGATTGTACCATTTGGGGGAGCTTGACTATCTGTCATTTCGACTAATTTTACTTTTGTCCCTATGGGGTACTTTGCGAGTTGTTCTTCCTTGATCTTTTGTCGTTTTATCATGAGCGATTCTCCTTGTAGTAGCGTAAGGTTTGAATCGCTTGATGAAAGACTACTTCTGCGTTTGAAAATAACTCGAATTCTGCATCTGTCATCTCGCCATTCGTTACTTCCCAAAAATCAGTATGTGTATCCATCAAGCATCTACTCGCAAGTTTCAGTTTCTCAGCATACGCATCAACCTTTCTTCGTTCGTTATTGTCTACGTAGTGCTTTAAGTACTCACTGAATTTGGTTGCCCAGTGTATTTCTTGTTTCAATACTTGTTTAACTTCTTCTCTTTTGTCCATCAGCTTTCTCCTAAACATTCAGTCACGCTAGGTCTAGACTACCCTTTTTCTAGGGTAGCCCAACCTCGTTCTTACTTATTTGCTTGCCTCTTGCTTTCCTAATTCGTAGGCTTGTTTCAACATTTCTCTTAAGCCCCAAACGCTGATGTCTAAGAAGTCTTCGCTGTCGCTGTTTCTTGTTTCAAGGTCTCCTCTGCATTCAACTGCGTAGCTGTTTTCGATTGCGATTTGTTCTAATTGTTTTTTGATTTTGTTGTTCATGGTGTTTCCCATCCCTTCGTTTTTGTTATACTATATATCACTCTAAACCGAGATTATATCAAGTCTTTTCTCGCTTATTTTTCGATATTTTTTAAAAGATTTTGCATTACATAAACAACACAAGGAAGTGCTACACCATTGCCCCACATCTTATATTCAGCTGTGTCAGAATAAGGATTTTGTAGCCATTTAATGATTTGTTTGTCCGTTTTAGCTTTCTTCTTGCCGTTAATCATTCGATACGTTTCAAAGACAGTACGGAAGAATAAGACATCCTCATCGCTTGGTTCATCAATACTTAAGTTTTGACACCAACTATCTGGAAAACCTTGTAACCTACCACACTCAAGTGGGGTCAGTCTACGCACTACATACTTCACATCATTCACGATTGGAGAATCTTTATAATCACTTGCGACAAGCGTGCTAGCTTGTTCTATCGTGGCAGTTGTGTGGTGTGAGTTTTTACTAGTTGAGTAAGTTGGTGTTGCGACTGCATTTGGTCCAGTAGATAACATAGTAGCACTTTGTTCTTCCTCAATCTTAAAACTCATATTGCCTTTGGCACTTTGATTATAAGTCGTTCGACTAATGCCATATGATTTGGTCACTATTGCCACTCCGCCTTGATTACGGTCAGGATTATTCCCACCCGTATCAATCGTACGAGAGGTTTCCGTTTTATAAACATTAGCCCTTGCATTTCGTGTGTTTTCTGAAGTCAGCCTTACATCAAAGTTCCCCACCACAAATGGTTGATTATTCCCACCAGTACCGTAAGTAGAAGATACAGTGTTGCTTACTTCAAGTGGCCCTTTATACCTTACATCTTGTCCATGGTTTTCAAACAGTAAGCATTCGCTTGATTTTCCAGTGCTAGACGTAGAACTTCTGGCAGTTCCTTGTTTCTTGCTTTCGCACGAGTTAATATCCCGAGGCACGCTTTTGGACTCAAATAATATTTCTCCGCTACTACTGGAATTAAAATCTGCGACAAGGAAGATTCTTTTTCTTCGTTGGGGGACTCCAAAATATTGGGCATCAAGAACTCGCCAACAAATGGAGAGCGATGCTCCCACAATACTTCCTGCCCCTTGCCATTTTGTAGGCTTAGGTATAGATAGGTTTTCATCTTTAACTTTTGCGATTTCTTCAAGGACACATCTGAAATCTTCTCCTTCATTGCTCGAGAAAGCTCCAAGGACATTTTCCCAGATGATAAATCGTGGGCATTCTCCATTCGTTTTCCACCTCATTTCTTTTACAATTCGTATTGCCTCGTAAAACAAACTAGAGGATTTACCATTTAAGCCGTCACGCTTTCCTGCAATGGACATATCTTGGCAAGGTGAACCAAAGGTAATAATGTCCACTGGTGGAATGTCGTAACCACTAATTGTGGTAATATCCCCTAGATGTTTCATTGTTGGTATGTTTTTTCGTGTCACTAGAATGGGAAAGGGTTCAACTTCACTTGCCCATATCGGTTCAATTCCTACTAGTTGACCTGCAAGTGGAAATCCTCCTGAACCATCAAATAAACTACCGAGTGTCAACTTCTTCATCTCTCACCACTTCCTTGTAGCTGTATTCTTTACCATCACGGATAAGTGTGACCTGTTCATCTGTGCCGACTTGTTCAATATAGCGTTTGACAATCACATCACAGAACTTTTCATCTAGTTCAATCGTATGACAAATACGCTCTAACTGTTCACAAGCGATGAGTGTTGAACCACTTCCTCCAAATGGATCCAAGACAACAGAGTTTGCCATACTCGAATTCTTAATCGGATAAGCAAGTAGTGGAATAGGTTTCATAGTTGGGTGGTCTCCATTTTTCTTAGGTTTATCAAATTCCCATATCGTTGACTCTTTGCGTCCTGTATACCATTGATGTTTGCCTTTTTTCTTCCAACCAAACAGTACTGGTTCATGTTGCCATTGATAAGGACTACGACCAAGAACGATCGATTGTTTCTTCCAAATACACGTACCAGACAAATAAAATCCTGCTTCTGTAAATGCTTGTCTGAAATTCAATCCTTCTGTATCTGCGTGAAAAACATAAATACTCGAATCATCTGTCATGTTAAGCTCTAGGTTAGAAAAGGCTGCAAGTAGAAAATCATGAAAGGCACTGCCCTCCATATTATCGTTTTTGATTTTACCAGCACTTCCTTCATAATTGACATTATACGGAGGGTCTGTCACGACTAGATTTGCTTTCACACCATTCATTAGCTTGTCGTAGCTTTCGGATTGAGTAGAGTCCCCACAGTATAAGCGGTGTTTTCCTAATAACCACAAGTCACCTTGTTTGGATACTTGTGGTTTATTTAACTCTGCCTCTACATCAAAGTCATCATCTTCTATATCCTTGTCGCTATCAAAAATGCTTGATAATTCTTTTTCATCAAAACCAGTTAAACTTAAATCGAAATCAAATCCCTCAAGTTCAGATAATTCAATTGCAAGCAACTCTTCATCCCAACCTGCATCTAATGCCATGCGGTTATCGGCAAGTATGTAGGCTTTCTTTTGAGCTTCGGTTAAGTGCTCTGCAAAGACACATGGAACTTCTGAAATGCCTTCTTCCTTTGCAGCTAAAATTCGTCCGTGTCCAGCTATGATATTGTAGTCACGGTCGATAATAACGGGGTTGATAAATCCAAATTCTCTTAGAGATGAACGTAGTTTTTGAATCTGACTTGGAGAGTGTGTGCGAGCATTGTTGATATAAGGTACTAGTTTTGAAACAGAAACGAGTTGTAGTTCAGTTGTTGTTTTCATACTAGAATAACCCCCACTCAGCAAACTTCTCAAATCCACCAACAGACTCAACGTACTCTTTGGCAATATTTACAATATCAACGTATGGAATACCATCGACTTCTTCATCACCGATTGCGCAGCTAAATGCCACTGGTTCTCCTAATTGTTGAGCTTTTAGAAAAGCGTAAATATTTAAACTCACATCAGCTTTGGATAAATCTTTACCATGTAAGCCACCACCAGTCACGCTATCCGCCATATCTGATCCTAGCTTACGATTCGTTGCACCAGTATCCACATCAGGTCCACCAGTCCAATCACCCAGTGGGTTTATGGTTGCGGTTGGATAAAACATGGACAATTCTTCTTTTGGTGCATGACTTTGACAAATGATTAAGCGATTATCTGCCAAGATGTATTTACCATCAGTTGGATACTGCGCATAAATGCCACGAGCAATTTTTGATAGCTCTTGTTGTTCTTCTGTTAAAGGCACACCTTTAAAAATACCATTGTCCCCACAGCGTACTTTCTCAGCTTGATTTTCAGCTAAGTGAACGTCTTGTGGAACAATGGTAATATCTGGTATCACATCTCCTGCGATACGATCTATAATTTTTTCAATTGATTTTTTAGTAAAGTTGACAGTCGTTTCAATCATAACATGACACTTACCATGTCCAATTAACACTTCTACGGCAACCTTTGGATTTTTATTTTTCTTATAGGCTAAATCGACAATCGCTCCAGCAATTCTATCCGCCACCTTATCTGAGTGCGATGGGTTTACTTTTTCAATCATATTTTTTATCTTCCTTTCCTTGATTGGAGTAATCTCTCCATCAAATCATCACTTGTATCAACATAGACATCTGTGCAGTTTTGTTTTACGATGTCATAGATTTCATACCAAATTAAATTGGCACTCTTTTGAAACTGGCTAGCCATTTGAACGAATGGTGAGGTAATCACTCCGCCTGTTGTGGGGTGTTTTCCTAGTAATCCATAAGTTGAAACAGCCTCTTCGCATTGAATATAGCGTGCAAAAGCCTGTGAGTAGGACTCAATCAAACGTTTATTAACTAACTTTTCACACTTTCGCTCTTTTAACCACAGCCACGTTTCTTTGTAAATATCATCAGCACCTAGTGGTCTACCATCTTTTTGTTTAGTAGATAAATACTCACTCGGTTTTGGCATATCAGCCCCTTCAAGTAGCACACCATGTGGTAAATCAACTGCCATCATGTCTGTAATTTCTAAATCTGAAATATCGTTTACCATCACTCGAACTTCCCTACCTTTTTGGATTTTGTCGACTGCTGATTGTGGTTTTGTACCAGCTCTAACACGTCTACCACCACGGTGTGTTCCGTCTTTTGCCATTCTTTTCTCCTTTCATTCTTTAATACCCTGTTTGAATTGCGCTTTTTGTGCGTAAGGGGAGGCGCCCGTTATCCTTTGGGATCGAACGTAGAGATTTTTATCCCCCTACCCGTCTTTCATTTTTCTTTTCGATAAAATTATGATAAAATAAAGATAACTAAAAGGAGGTTATCTTTATGATTAATATTCGTCCTGTTTCTGACCTTAGAAACAAATTCCCTGAAATTGAGGAAACTGTTGTCAATTCTAATTCTCCCGTCTTTTTAACAAAAAATGGATACGGAACAATGGTTTTAATGAGCGTTGAACAATATTCTTCTCTTACTGATAACATTGAAAAAGAACTCGACTATGCTGATAAAGTAGCCAATGAAACGACTACTCGCTTTTCACATCAAGAAGTCTTTAGCCGTGTAAGAGGAAGAATAAATGGAAAGTAAACACTATCAGTTAGCATTCTTACCACTGTTTGAAGAAGATTTAAATGGTATTGTAGATTATATTTCTAACACCTTGCATAATCCAAGTGCAGCGGATCGATTAGTTGATGATGTAGAACTAGCTATATTGAAACGCTTAGAAACACCATTAGCATTTTCTCCCTATCCATCAGTGAAAAAACGTCAATATCCATACTACCGAATTAACGTTCGTAACTTTTCTATTTTTTATGTTGTTATTGATAGCACGATGGAAGTTCGTCGCATTCTTTACAACAAACGAGATATTGATAATATTTTATAAGATACTCTTTTTGAGTGGCTTTCTTTTTATTCCAACGACTACCATTGGTCGCATGAATTCGTGCGTGACAACTTTTACATAAAGAAATTAAATTGTTTCGTGCGTGTGTTCCACCTTCAGACAATGGTTTCTTATGATGCACTTCTTCTACTTGTACCATCAGTCCATTTCCAAAACACAATTCACAGTAGGGATGTTCTCTCACATAACTATCACGGACTCTTTTCCATACTCTTCCATACCTACGGCGTACAGCAGGATTTCTGTCGTACTTCTCGTAGCGCTTGTTTTCTTCTTTTTGATGTTTATCACAGAATCGTCCATCGGTTAATTTAGGACAGTTTGGATAAGAACAGGGTCGTTTAGGTTTTGTTGGCATACGCTCACCTCCATTTGGGTATCACAAGAGCCCACACCAAATTTGGTATGAGCTCTTGTGATACAATTTTCTATACTACCATTTTACTACGTAATTTTTCCCCTTTCAACTCCCTCAGTGTCCCACTTAGTCCCGTTAAGTCCCAACTTTTTATATTGGTACTTTAAGATTTCGTAGAGCCGATGAATGAAGGCGATGCACGGCACTTTTGGAACGATGCAAAGTTTCATAGATATCTTCCCAACTACTTCTATTCACATACCGTGCTAGTAATAATATACGTTCGTCAATGTCTTCTAGTTCATTGATAACATCAGAGATTTCTAATTTCACTTGTATCAGTTCTTCATTCTTTTTCTTAATCTTCTCTTCCAAATCAGCAATTTTAATCAAACAACGAACGAAAGGAGCATCTTGACTTCTAGTACCACTGACAACACGCTCTCCGTACTGAACAGCTTGAATGGATTCTGACATCAGTTTTAATTGTACCAATTCTTGATTCATTAACTCAATTTGTTTCACAAGCCTATCAGTTTGTTTTAAATATTCTTTAGCTGTCATCAGTACCTCCTATTCTAGCTTTGACTGCATTCATCAATGCTTCTTGTGTTCTATCTTTTCTCTCTAATGATTTTAGTACATCTTCATCAATCGTGTCTTTAGTAATGATATGATGAATGACCACTGTTTCGTCTTGTCCTTGTCTGTAAAGTCGTGCGTTGGTTTGTTGGTAGAGTTCCAATGACCATGTCAGTGAAAACCAAATGAGGGTTGAACCTCCACTTTGAAGATTCAGTCCATGACCTGCACTTGCTGGATGAATAAGTGCAACTGGTATGTTTCCTTTGTTCCATTCAGCAATATCGTCACTTGTTTTGATTTCTTTTACCTTGAATCGTTGTTCAATTCTCTCTTTATCAGACTTAAACCAGTAAGCTACTAACACTGGTTTGCCATTTGCACCTTCAATTAAATCTTCCAAAGCGTCTAGTTTTTTACCATGAATTGAATGATATTTTCCATCTTCATCGTAAATACTGCCACTCGCCATTTGAAGTAACTTGTTAGAAAGACTAGCAGCGTTCACTGCATCAATTTCTTTGTTGCTCACTTGCATAACCATTTCTTTTCTAAACGTTTCATACTTAGCTTTTTCTTTATCATCTAGTTCAACTTTCACTTCATTCATGACTAAATCAGGCATCTTCAAATGATCTTTAGCTTTCATGGAAATGGTAATGTCTGATATCTTTTCGTAGATTTTATCTTCAGCATCTTTTTGTAGTTTGTAGCTGTAAATAAGCATACCATTTCGTTTATCCGGTACAAAGTAGGTGTTGCGATAATGAGTGATGTATCGACCTAGTCTTTCTCCTAAATCAAGAATACGAAACTCAGCCCACAAGTCCATTAAGCCATTACTACTTGGTGTACCCGTTAAACCAACTACTCGTTTGAATGCTGGTCTAACTTTTAGTAAACTTTTAAATCGTTTAGCACTGTAAGACTTAAAGGAGCTCAGTTCATCAATCACTAACATATCAAAGTTAAAATCTACTCCACTTTTATTGACTAACCAGTCTACATTTTCACGATTGATAATATAAATATTTACGTTCTTGTTTAAAGCTGACAGCCGTTCTTTTTCAGTTCCAACAACTACCGAGTAGGTCAGTCTTTTAAAGTGTTCCCATTTTTCAATCTCACTTGGCCAAGTTGAGCAAGCGACTCTAAGTGGCGCAATAATTAAAACTTTACTCACTTCAAATCGGTCGTAAATGAGTTCATTAATCGCAGTAAGTGTTGTCACACTTTTTCCTAAACCCATCTCAAGTAGTAAAGCTGATACCTTATGACTGACAATGAAATCTTTGGCATATTCTTGATGAACTATGTGGCACATATTTCATCAAGTACACCTCCCACCTGTTCTCTATCATCAATGAGCGAACAGTAAAAACCTAACTCCATCAATTGTTTCATTCTTCGCACTTGCAGTGGTCTAGGTTTCTTTCCTTTCTGCTTTAGTTCTACAAAACCTAACTTGCCATTTTTCATAAGAACTAATCTGTCTGGAATACCACTCATACTTTGACTATGTAGTTTTAAACAGACTCCACCTCTAGCTTTTACTTGTTTTACTAATTCTTGTTCTATCTCTTTTTCTAGCATTTCTAAATACCTCCAACTAACATTCATGTATCTCTCTGTAGGGTCTATACTATACTTTTATATAGATTAAAATTTTTATTCTTATAGAAAAAGTCCTATATAGACCTACAGTGACCTACATAACTACTGAAATTTAGTCCATAAACTCACTAGACAACTTCAATCCATAAATTAAAACACCACTCGCTACTCGTTTTTTCATAATTCCAAGCGACTCCAATGCTGTATAGAAATCAGCAGTACTTCTTGCGAACTCTCCAGTTCGAGCGCAAAACGCACGATATTCACTATATAATTGCCCTGACTTTTCAGTATAACTACTTCCAAGTTCACAACATTCCTCAATGAAATAGCCTAACCAATCATTATTTTTCTTATACGTTTCAATCGATTCTTCCACTACTTTTGGTAAGGTTAAATGATAGTTCTCTTGAATCACTTTCTTTGCACCATCGATAATCCACTGGAGTATTGCTCCACCACACGTTTCATATAAATAATCAGCATAGTTCTTAACATCTTGATTGCCTTCAATGGTCGCCAAAAATGGAATGACAATTAAACGTCGCCACGTTCCTTTATCAATCGCACCAACTTTGGGTAAATGGTTCGTATAAAGGACTAAGGTATGCGTTGGTACATACTTGAATGGATCTTTGTATTTTTTCTCTGCAGCAATTTCATCAGTTGAACAGAGTTGCTTGATGTTAGATGTATTCAGTCGCATTCCTTCTTCTAGTTCAGCTGCAATGAGTAGTCGTTTACCTTTTGCCTCAGCTAGTTCTGGTTTAACATTTCGTCTAATTTGACTCGTTAAAATATCTGCCGAAATACTACCAGAGTAAGTTCCTAATACTCGTGAGATAACATTCCAAAATGTAGACTTCCCGTTTCTCCCCTCTCCGTAGGAAATAATCAGTGCCTCAACATATACCTTTCCAATTGCAGCTAACCCCACAATCATCTGAACGTAATCAATTAAATCTTGGTCACCCACAAAGATAGTATTCAGTGTTTCTAACCATATATTCTTATTTTCATTTGACGCACCCACATTCGTTTGTTTTGTAATAAAATCATTTGAACTATGCTTTTGTAAACTGCCATCTTGTAGATTGATTGTTCCAGTTGGAGTATTGAGTAAAAACTCATTTGTATCTAAATCAACTGGGGCAATTTGAACCATCGGATGAACTTCTTTCAATGCCGACCAGATGTATTTGCTATCCCGTCTTTTAATAGCGTACTTCTCATAGTTCAAGGCATTCTCATATTTTTCGTAGGCTCGTTTTTGTAGTTTGTTGAATTGTTCTTTTGCTTTTTTAACTCCTACGCCTATAATCAGTTTCATCGCACCAGTTTGTGTTAGTTCTTTTAAACATTTCTCAATCTCAATAGTTGCCTCATCTAGCTGTCGCTCCGTTAATTCTTGTGCGACTGCTTGGGCTAATGGTTTAGACTCTTCCCAAAAGCTATCGTTATACACTAAGTATTCGGTTGATGGAGAGTAACGTAGTTTATGCTTGTACTCACGAGCAAGTACTGTTGCTTGTCCAACGTCTGAATAGTCTGTTGGCATAAGTTGTAATTCTTGATTATAGTGTTCAGGCTTAATGTAATCAGCTTGACTACTTACCTTATATCCAAACTTAATCGCACTGTTCCAAATGGTACGCAGTTCTTCTTGTTCAAGTGGTGGATTACACTTTTCTGCCTCTTCTAAGAAATACTGATAGGTAATGTCTGTATTGCCATAACGTTTGATGAGTTTTCCTGCAATATGGCTCATCGTGGCATTTCGTGAGCCTTCTTCAATACTTGGTAGTTGCATCTCCATTTCTTCAAATACATCCACACTATCAAACAACAAATCATCAATTGTTTTATTTCCTTCAAACCAAACAATATCGTCCGTATTATGTCCAAAAATAAAGCGTGCAGCATCCAATGCGTTTGCATCAAAAAATGAATACTTTGCTTGTACTTTACGTTTAAAGATTTCACATTCTTCAGCACTATCAAATGGTTTATGTGGAAAATAAACATGGTGTCTTGGTCTAGCTGACTTACCATTTTTATCTTTCATATTGTTGCGACTAGGAACTACAGCATAGCTCACACCTTCTAATAAAAACTCATAGTCTTCTGGATAAATCCAATCGCTCGGATTATCACTATGATCGTTATCACAATCAAACACATCGCAGTCTGAACTAATAAAGTTATCCTTATTTCGGTAATTATTCTTAAACCTTGCACAGATGTGATCATTCATTACTGCTTGTTTTAAATCTTCAGCACTAGCGACTGTGTACATCGTTTGATACACACAGTTTTTCGCATTGCCACTGTCATTAGATGAATAAATCGTTAGTTTCATACGTTACCTCCACTAAATCGTGATTAAAATATTTAATCGTTTGACGTCTTTCTGTTGCAACCTGAATTTCTTTTTCCATACCCTGAGTGATTTCATCACCTAACACCCACAGTTCTTGGCATTTACCTAGTAAAATAATATCCATAAACATCGCATCTTTTCGGTGTTTTTTATTCTCATCATCCATAAATGGAAACAACAAATGTGGTGTTAGTGGAATACAGCCTTTTTGGTAAGCTAGTTCTGCCAGTTTGACTGCATTTTTGATATTTACTTCTACATCTCCACTAAACGGAGCACAGATATAAACCAAGGGTTTAAACTCCATTCCTTTTTCTTTCATGACACGACTAATTGATTTTGACATTGTTTTGTTCCTCCCATTTTGTTTTGTACCATTCTAAGTGTCGCTTTCTATCTTCATAATTTGGAAAAGCAACTAGCAATCCCACATCCACTTTTTGTAGTACTTCTACCAAATCAATTTGTTCTTTTGTTAAATGTGGACGAATACTTTTGCCTTTTTCAATTCCATTGGTAAGTCTAAATTGTTTAGCTGATTGTCCTAAAGCTACTCTGTTTATCAAGTCACACTCATTGCTAAAGTGATAAGGTTTTGGATTCGAATGAATGAGTTTAATATTCTCAGTTAAGTGTGGAAATTCACATCTTGCAGACTGCAAAGTTGAAATGAATTCTTCCATTTCATTGAATCGCTTGATGTACAACTCTTTAAACGACATGGCTTTTTTACCCGTGTATCCCATCACAAGCATCGTAAACCCGTCACGAGTTAAGTAATAACATGGTCTTTTCTGATTTTGTTTATCTTTGTATGACCCCAGCGCAAAATTGCGCTCAGCAAATTCATCACTCAACCCAGATGTGGGCGCGGTTAGTTTACGAATATCTCGCAATACTTCCTTATGATTTTTTTCAAATGCATCAGCAATGAATAAACTGTCCACACGCGCAACATCTTTCATATCAGCAAAAATGCCATATTCATTCTTTGGTATTAGCTCTTTCATAATAGCTACCTCCTATAGTTTTATTTTTTGAAAAGGTCTTATCCCTCTCACATCTATAGGCAAAGAATTTCTAAAAATTATGACGTTTTTATTTAAAAAGTACGAGAAAATTTTTCTCGCACTAATCCTTCTTATAAAAATCACACACATAGCCATCTGCATTTGGTATTAAGCCATTTGCCCAACTTGGCACTTGACTCATAGTTTGAATAATATCTTCTAACTTTGTGTCTTTACTTGATTCGACAATCACTTCATCGTGTACATGGGCTACAATGTCATACTGACTTAAATTCTTCATCGCATATACCAAAATATCTCTTGCTATTGCTTGAACGATATTTTCTACAAACTTTGGTCCATAACTTTCTATTCGCTCCCATTTTTTCGTTGCACCGATTCCTTCATAGGTTACTGACTCTCCACCAAACTTGTTCATGTCGATTCGTGGTTTGATATAGGTAAGTTGCCGTTTACTAGGTAAGGTAATTCTAAGTAGTCCGCTTTTACAACTAAACTGTATCCCATGTGTTTTAGTCGTTGCTCTTCCTTTTATGGCGTCTTTCACTGCTTTATCCACACTCCACCAAAGATCGACAATATTTGGATTAGACTCACGCCATACGTCAACTAACGGTTTTAACTCTTCTTCAGTTAGTCCCATCTCTAATGCTCCCATCGCAGTTAATGCACCGACTGAACCTCCATAACCAAGAGCAAGTTCTGCAATCTTCCCTTTTTGTCTTAAATGTCCATTCACTCCGTGCTTTTCAACTGGAACTCCAAACATCTGACTAGCACTAGCACAGTAAATATCCCCGTTTTTCTTAAACACTTCTTCTCGCCAACTCTCGCCTGCAAGCCATGCGATTACTCGTGCTTCAATCGCAGAGAAGTCAGCAACATAGAACTGTTCATCTTTTGATGGAATAAACGCAGTACGAATTAACTCTGATAATACTTTAGGAACGTCATCATACAGTAACTCCAAGTTAGCATTCCCTTGTCTAACCAATTCTCGTACTTCAGCTAAATCACTCATATGATTTTGTGGTAAATTTTGTAATTGGACTAATCTACCTGCAAAACGTCCAGTGCGATTTGCACCTAGAAACTGAAACATACCTCTACAACGATTATCAGAACATGCTACGTTATCCATCGCTTGATACTTCTTAACTGATGATTTTGCGAATTGTAGTCGTTTCCCTAATACTTCAGCTATCTCACCTTTTGTTACTTGAACAAGTTTCATTACTGACTTTTTATCTAAACTTTCTACTTCAATTCCTTTTGACAGTAACCACTCTTTTAACTGAATAACTGAGTTTGGATTATCTAGCCCAGTTACTTCTTGTACATCTAATAAAAGTTGATTGCGTATCTTCTCATCTGTTGAGATGGCTTGTTTAACAAATTGCCTATCGATCAAAATTCCACGGTCGTTTATCTGCTGATCCAATACGTACTCGTCCCATAAAAAATTTGGTACTGGGAAGTTTTTTAGTTTCATTTGAATTTCTTGTTCCACTTCTACATCTCGCTTATTGTATTCTTTGAACTGTTTCCATTTGAGGGTATCATGACGTGGTAAATTTCGTGTTCGACCACCATTACTTTTAGTCGGATTACAAGGAACACAAAAGTATCGAATAAGGTCTTTCCCTTCCGTTAGCTTTTGCTTATCTAGTCCAAGCACAGTCCCCACTCCTTCAAGTGATAAAGGTAACCCCATATAAGCTGCCCACACCATTGTGCAATGCCAATTAATTGGGTTTAAGTATTCTCCAGTTGGTAATCCTAGATGACGTGATAAGCAAATACGTTCAAACTGTGCATTAAAAGCCCATTTGGGTATCGTATTATCCTGCAATGCGGCAAGTATTTCTTGTGGTATCTTTTCTCCATTTGCAATATCCACTATTTGGACTGGTTCATCATTAACTGAATAAGCAAATAGTAACAGTTCAAAATCTTCTGATTCTGCGTAACGATAGACTCCTGACTTTGCTAGATTAACACTGGAAAATGTTTCAATATCAATACTGAGTTTTTCTATTTTCATTTTTACCTCCAATAAAACAAAGGGAGTGAAATTCTCCACCCCCATTGCCGTTTACTTACCTAATTTATCTTTAATTTCAATGTATAAGTCGGTTAGTCGTTTAATGACAATTTTGCCAACATATACACCTAGGAGTAATATCAATAATCCATTCACTATATCTATCATTGTTTTTTCTCCTTGCGTTCTTTTTCATTACGCATATCATCGCGGACACTTGTGTAGAACATAAATAGTCCAAACAACGTCCATAAAGTCATTGAAATATAAGCCATTACTGTTAAAAATCCGTTCATCTTCTTTATCCTCCTACGCTAAAAATTCGTCATCTTCTACTGTGCTAAAATCGTCAGTCGCATTACTTCTACCACCTAACGGTTCACCATCTCGCAATTTTTGAATATTCCCTAGACCACAGGCTATCCCCTTATTTCCGTTGGCATTATAAGCATAGAAGTTTAGCGATACTCGACCATAACAACCACTGTATACTTCTTCTCGATTTAAAATAGGTTGGACGTTCTTATCTACAATCTGTGGTGCAGTTGTTGAATTGGCATTGATGAAGAAATGGCCTTTATAAGCCTCATCGTCTCGTTCAATATCTCCATCACGTAATGGTAATTTAATTGCTGCTTTATTCGGTTTCTTACCACCAAACTTTGCAATTCCTTGTTCAATCGCTGTATCAATTGCTTTTTCAATCTTAGCGATTGTTTCTTTATCGTCTTTTGGAATTAAAACCGATACACTGTATTTTGGATTACTACCATTGATGGATACTGCTTCCCAACCATTAAAATATGAAAATCGTGTATTTACTCCTGTTACTACCTTTGTGTTATTTCCTTTGTTTGCCATGATACTTTTCCTCCTTGAATTCTTGTTCTACATTGTGCATGACTAGTGCCTTTCTTTTATCCGTTATCGGAACAAGGGTAGGCTTCCCTTGTGGTTTGTAGATGTGCTTCCCTAATAAAGTATTAAATGTTTCTCTACCCATTAGTTTTTGCATATCTGTTAACGTGATTAAACTCTTGCGATAGATATTTGTGTAGCCATTTTCTTCGGCAATTTTAGCAACTTGTTCTTCATCTTTGAATTTACGAATAGAACGTCCTTCAACTAATTTATAGCCAGACCATTCTTTATCCGTTTCCAGTGCAATTTTAGTAGCGTACTCTTTAATATCATTTGCCCATTTAACTAAATCATCTACGTGTTCTAAAACTTCTTCAATCTCTGCATCAGTTAGTAAATGAGGTGAGGCTAGTTGAAATCTCTTTAGCTTGTCGTGATAATCTTTCCTAACCCTAAGCACTGCGTTGCAGTTACTAAATTGTAGCCATGGCCCGTATTCAACTGTACCTTCTCCTTTAAAAGCTAACTCAGCTTTCTCTTTCAACTCTGTGTTCGCCCAATGTAGCAATTCTTCTACAGATTTTGTATCGGTTGAAATATGAAACTTACGTGGTTGAAAAATCGTCATCGTAACTTCCTTGATGTCGTACAAAGCATCATAGAGATTTAAAGCCCCTAGAGCGTATAACATCATTTGTGGATTATCTTTTGCATCAACTTGGATTCCTTTTCCATATTTTAAATCCATTATATGAAGTAATCCGTCTGCGATAATCAGACAGTCTCCAGTACCAAACCCGTCAGGAACATAGTTTGAGAAATCTAAACATTGTTCAATCAAGACAACGGGGTCAGATATTTTCTCTTTAACTTTAGCTAAAGTTTCCATCATAAAAGCCACATAGTCATCTGTACAATCCTCCATCTCTTTGTCTTGATATTTCGACTCTGGTTTTTTTGTTTTTTCACCTAGTGCTTTCAAGATTTTATGAGCTGCTAGTTCATGACAAGCCGTTCCTTCATGTGCTACTTCACTTGTTTTGTTCTCAAAGAATTTCTCAAGTTGAGGTAGCGGGGGTGCGGATAACCAACGGTGACTACTACTTGCGGATAAAGTTGCGTGTTTTTCAGTCATTCTATAACACCTCTGCTTTCAAATATAAGTCTTCAAAATCTGACTCGCTTACTTCAGATAATTTAGCCACACCATAACTTTGAATTAACGCTCGTACTTCTGAAGATTTGCCTTCCTGCGATTTTTTGGCTAATAAGCCACGTACTTCTTCAAGTGAAACTTTTGATTCTTCTTTATTTATATTTTTTTCTTCCACATCATCGGTAGTTTCAGTACTTGACGGTTCAATCATTCCATTATGTAAATCTTGAAGACTATCGGCTAGATTTCGTAAATTCTTAATTACATCTAACAATAACTTTGTTTTACTCATTTGTATCTTCTCCTTTCCTTATTTCGTGTATCTCTACTGATTCAACGCTCTGACCAGGTGCTAACACTAAAATCTCAAGATTCTCTCCAAACAACCACTGTGCTATTCTACGCGGGATGTTTCGCACACCCCCACGTAGTACAGCTTGTTTATTACCATCACTGTCAGTCATGTTGATACGTACTCTATGTTTTAAGTTCATAGCAACTCTACCTCCTATATATTTTTTGAAAGACTTAACCCCTTCACATATATAGGCAATGAATTGACAGAAAATATGACGGTCTTAAAAATATTTTTTTATCTTTTTCTTAATGCGATCAAATTGTTTTGAAATAGCAGACTGAGTAACTCCTTGTTCTTCAGCCAACTCTTCTTGCGTTTTGCCATTCCAAAATATCTGTTCAAGCAAATCTCTCTGTTTAGGTGTCAGCTTTTGCATTGCATTCATCAGTCTTTCTATCTTTTCATCAACCACTTCATCCTCTGAAACTGCTAAAATTGATGTTTTATCCAATTGAATACCTTTTTCTTCTAGAGCATCAAGTGACTGAGTATAGCCATAGTCCCAAGATTCATCAGGATGTTCTTTTTCCCATTGTCTCTTTTCAGCTTTTTCTTTATCGTTTAAAATCTTACGTTTATTTTTGGTGTTATTGTAAATCTCAGCATCATCCAGTTTATGAAGTGTTTCGATTAAAATTTCTGTTTCTTTTGTACCATCTGGTTTAATTTCACACACAACCTTCGTTTTCCATTCACCATCGACCTTTTCTGTTTCATAATACTTATACGACATTCGTTTGTTTTGTGGGGTTTTCTTCCCAATGTAATTGTTGTTAACCACGTTTGGTTACCTCTCTTTCCTAATTGGAAATGAGGAACCCAGTGGAACTTTCTATTGTTGCTGATCATAAAATGAATTCCTCATTTCTGATCAACCAACTGGCTAGGTTGACACTATTAAAATTTTGTTCCCTTCTTCGCTGCCAGTCATCAGTAGCTAATTGATGAGCTAGGAAGGGAGATTAACATACTAGTCTCTATTGCAATTCAAAATTAATATGTTTTATAAAACAAAAATGGCCAGAATGATTCACAAGACTATAGCTCCTGTAAATCATCCGGCCATTTGGTAATTCTTAATTGATTCCGTTGCTCGGTATGAACCTTTATTAAATTGCTTTTTTCATTTTTCTTACCAGCAAAGACTCTGGTTTACATGATATTTTAACGATATTCTTACAATTACTACATTTCAACTCAATGTAAATATCCTCTTTTGGAAAAGAAGAAATATCAAAAATCCTTTTCCCACAACATGTGCACTTCATTTGATTCAATAAAATCCCTCCTTTGAAAATAATCACTTACGCTTTTTTGCGAACATTTGATTTTAAAATATAGAGAATATACCATTTAGTAATTCTCCTCTACATAACTTCTATTGCTAAATTCTTTAATCTAACCATCATCGCTGCCTTAGAAACCTCAAACACCTTAGCTAGCTCATCCACAATATACTTTTCAACTTTTAAATTACTGTTATTTTTAAATCCAAAATTAACCTCCAAGTATTTATTAATCATCTGTTTAGGCATTAGTAAAGCTCCAGCTAAATAATCAGCTTGCCATTCTTTAACTTCATCATCAGTCATCTTCAATTTTACATCATCAGATTTATATACTATAATTCTGTCCCTCATTAAACGTTTCTTACTTCTGAAGTAAAACCTTTTATGTAAAATCCAATGAGCACACTCGTGCATAATGGTAAAATTAGTTCTTTCTTTTGAACAAAAAGCTAGAGCTTGATTATCTATATATAATGTACCTTGGCTAACATCAATATAATGTGTATGTTCCCTATTATCATCCCAAACTTCTAACTTTCCATCATAAAAACACATACAGCCCAATGTTAAACAATCTGAAGATAGATTTGCAAAATCAATAGTTAATCCCAAATGAAACTCTGCAAACTCATCCACATCCAGTGGACTTGGTTTGTTTAACATTTTACCATTTTCATATTCATTCAAAATTTTTAACGCTTTTCTCTCCAATTGTTCTTTTGAATACTTATGGTGCAAATTATTAGTCCTCCCTTGTTTTTTCAT